TTGGAAATTGTTTTCTGCATAAAGTTTTCTACTTCAGCAGGTGCAATATTTCCAACGTTAATGTAAAATATACGTTTTTCAGGTGCTCTAACAATACGATGAATTAACATTGCATCTTCCATCATAGTGTATTGTTTAAACAACTTACGAGCAGGTTCTAAATATGATCTACCATAAGGTAAAAAGTTAGTATCAGTTAATAAACGAAAATGGGCCATTTCGTAATTATCAAAATATATTGAATTAGCTTGCCCACCAGCATTTGGAACGTTATAATACCCATAGTCGGAAGGAGATGAAATACCATCAGGGTCAAATCTAAATCTTACTGAATTTGGATGGTCTTTATCATATCCATCTTGTCTTTCAATATGGAATGCGTTGTAAGGAATTACATTATATACACCAAACTTTTCAGCAATTTCTAGTTTTAAGAAGAAATCGCCATATTTCAACATATTACGAATCCAAGGCCATAAGTTAAATTCTACATTTAATACATCGTAAAATAAATTATATAGAATTTTTTGTACATCTTCATCCGAACTACGAATTTGTAATACTTCACCCATATCATTACGTAAAGTGCTTTCATCAGCTAAAATATCTAAGGCAGAAGCAATGATAGCATCTGTATCCATTGAATCGTATTCGGAATAAAGTGTAGGGCGTAAAGTTTGGTAATTAAAACTACTTTGATACCCATAGATTGAGGTATGTGAGTTAGTGTAGATACGGTTAAATCTATCTACAAGTGCATTTGTTTCATATTCACCTGAAACTTGTATTTTGTTGATGTCAAAAACTTTCAATTGGTTATCTCCTTCGTTTCGGATAATAACGTCTGTTGAAAATAATCGTCTTAATCTACTAAATAATCCTGTATCTGCCATGTTTTATTTTTATAAAAGCCAAGAAATGTCTTCTTGACCATTTGAATAAGGGTTGTTTATTTTAAATGGGTTATTATTATGCTTATCAGCATAATTTGGCCCTTGAGAATAACCTCCAGCATATGATGTACGGGAATTTCCTATACTATTCAACATACTTTTAGTCATTTCCATATTATTTGTTCTAAGTTTAAAAGCGGGTTCGCGCAAATAGCATCCAATACAAAACGCCATAATCAAGTCGTCATTGTATCCTCCTTGAGCTTCTGCTCTACCGTTTCTCCATATAAATACTTTCATTTCCTCTAATAGGCGCACAGAATGAAAAACAACTGCTTTATCCATAACAGCTTCTTGGAATTTACCAATTGCTATTGGGCGAGTTGTATTTGACATGGTAAAACCAGGTGTCATTTTACTATGGTCCATGTAAGGATCAAAGAAATTATCTACATTGTTTGTTCCACCTTTTGGTGAATAATAAAAGTTTTGATAACCTCTATCTAAAATCGTTTGTACTGTTGACCATCCTACACTTTGATTTTCGACTGCAAGTAGAGCATTGTTATATTCTGTTGCAATACTAGTTAACAAGTGTCCATAATCTTTTGTGTTGATTTGGCCCTTATATTCACCTACCTGAGTGAATGTTTCAACATCAAAGATGTGAAACCCTGAAAAATCCTTACCATCGCCACGAGCTACATCAGCTACGATCAAATAGTTCCTAGAATAGTCGGCTGGTTCCCAAATCCATAGATTTTGGTCAACTCCACGTTTTTCAAGAGGTTCTTTCACGTGAAATTGTTCGTAAAAAGTAATATCTTCTGGGGTAAATACTGTATCTCCAGATGTTGTAAAGTCACAGTCACACTCTTGTGCTGCCATTCGAATACCTAAGTCAGCATCTTGTTGATCTCTCCATGATTGGTCTCGTTCAGGATGCACTTGCCAAGGTAATCTAATAGGTAAAAAACTATTATCACCCATTTCTGCAGCAACCCATGTTTTATGGAACCAGTTACCTGTACCATAAGGTGTAGATAATGCAATACAACCTCCACCCGTAGCTAAGGTTTGTTGAGCTGAGGCCCATATTTCACCAATGTTGTGGATAAAGGCAGCCTCATCTATGATCAACAAAGAAACGGCTTCTGATCGACCGGCATCTGCTGATGCTCCAATAGCTTTTACTTGAGATCCATTTGGTAATCGAAGTGTTAATTTATTTGCTTCGTCAGGTTTATTTGAAAATTTAAGCCATGAAGGTAAACTTTCGTACATAAACTTAACTTTGGTAACCATGTTTTTAGCGGTTTCCTGTTTAGTTGCAATACATAGTACGTTTTTATCTTCATGAAATAACATTAACCATAAAGCATAACCCGCGGATAATGTTGAAATGCCTAACTGGCGAGATTTAAGTACTATTGAATATGGATTCTCTTGGAATAAGGTAAGTACTTTTTCTTGAAATGGATAAAGGTTAAATTGGATACGTCCGCGTTTTGGGTGCTGGATGTAACAGTATTTTTTCATAAAATATGCCGGTGATTGGGCACATTTTATATATTCCTCTCGGACTACCTGTTTTAAACTTTTTTCTTCCATTATTTAACTACTATAAATGTAATAATAGTAAGTACAGAAGCCACGAACCCTCCGCCTAACCACTTAAGTCCTGATTTAAGGTTATTGTTTTTGCGGGTTAAATCAGTAACGTCTTTTTCAAGCCCAGTGATAATTTTATCTTTTTCAACAACTATTTTTTCGTAATTGTTTATTTGTTTAGCATAGTTATTTTCTCGTTCAATATGTAAAGAAATAAGACTGTCTTGGGCTTCAACTTTTTCATTTAGTTGCCATACTAATTTATTTGTAACTTTTAATTCTGCAATAGCTGAATCACCCTTAACTAAATCAATTGCTATTTGTCTTGCTGTAGAATAGGGGAAACAGATTTTACTTGTATCTTTTTGAGAAAAAGTCGTTAAGTTCAGAAGGAGAAGAACTAATAAGATCTTTAATTTTTTTATCATAATATAAACGTGTTTTAGTTAATTCTTTTTCTGTTTTTATAACCTCGTTATCTAATGAATCTATAACTTTTTTTTGTTTACCTAAATCAATAGTTAATATGTTTTGATCATTTTTTAACTTATCAATTTCTTTTTGTAATTCTTCTATTTTTTGTTTATATTTGCTGTAGTCAGGTACAGGAGTAGGTTGGATTCGAACATATATAAGATATAACAACAATAGTAAAAATATCCCACCTATAATTAGATGGGATAACTTTACTTGGAATGTTTTATCTTTTATCATTAAACGTTTACTTGTTTTGCTTTATTATATCGTTTAATAATATCTTGTTTTGATTTTAACCAACTCATAGCTTCAGTATCACCTTCTTTTGCTTTTGCAATTTTGTCTTTTAATTCAGGTTCTACTTCTCTTTTATATTGTGCGATTAATTCATCTCTTCCTCTAGCTGCTTTTTCCATTTCAACATCACCTGCTGGAGCTTTTTCTGTATCAAAAGTATCTTCATCTTCTACGTCAATATCAACGTCAGAATAAGTTACAGTATCAAACCCATCATCTCCTGCTGTGCGAGTAGCTACTTTAGTTCCTGGTTTTCTACCTCGTTGTCCTGTTGAAGGAGCTTTTTCTGGTTTATTTGGGTCAGCTTTTCTACCACGTTGTCCAGGTTCTTTTAAACCTAAAGCTTTTAAAATAGCATTGTTAGTTTGGTTTGCTTGAAGAGCATTTCCAGAATCATCAAATTCTGTTTGTTTTTCTAATGCTTTTTTAACACGTGGATCTTGGTTTTTACCAACTACTTTAGAACGAATAGCTTTAAGTACTTCTTTTGCTTTATCTTCGTCTTTTTTAAGATCTTCACGAGTAACACCCATATCTTTAAGGATTTCATCTGTGATATCTTTTGTAGCATCTTCTAATGTTTTATCTTCACCATATTTTTTTGCTACTTGTTGATCAAATCTACCACCAAAATCTGGGATTTCATTTAGGTCTTCAGCTTCAGCTACACCTGTTTTCATTAATTCAGCTTTTTTCTTTTGTAAAGCTTTAATTTCTAAATCAGTTGCTCTGACTTGGGCATCTTTAGCTAATTTGTCTTCAGCTTCACCTTCTCTTAAAGCTGCTGATATTTCTTCACGTATAATTTCAAGTAAACGAGATTTTTTCATTGTCTAATTTTATTTATAAATATTAGAGACCTATTACTTGTTTCAATTTCTGTATTCTTTCCTCGGTACTACCAGATAGTTCAGCATAGTTTTTAAATTTACTTTTATGTCTGGTGATAAGTTGTTGTATTTCTTCATCAATTTTTTTTCTGTATTCAGCATCTACAACACGTACTCCATTATCTTCAAGTTCTACACCTTCAGGTGAAACATAAAATATGTAATCATATTCGCGAAGTAAATGCGATACAGCATCGTTAAAATCATCTGCTACAAAATATGGAATTGATTTAGCTAAACGTGTAAATGCCATAACATCAATTACAGTTCTATCTGTTATCATGTTATTTAACATAAGTTCACTTGCACGTTCAGCCATAAACACTATTTGACCTTTTAACGTTGAATCCGTGTTTAATGGAATGCCTAAATCACGTAAATATTTTGAACGTTCTGTTTTAAATTCATATCCATTAAATTCAGGTAATTCTTTTAATGCATTGACTAGTGTTGTTTTACCAACTGAAATTGTTCCACAAAGACCTATTTTCATAACTTTAATAAATTTTCTGCTACATAAATTGCTTGTGCACCTGATACTGTAATACCTCTTGCACTTAAAGCATCACCTACGAAATGTACGTTAGAATACTTTGTTAAACTAAGATCTTTATAGTTTACTAACGGTTCAGGTGACAAATATTTTACTTCAGGAATATAAATACCCCAATCGTCTTGCAATGTTGGGAATACTTTTTTCATATCTTCAATAAAATCTTCTACATATTGGAAATATCCACCCATTACCTCTCTTACATCATCTAAATATTCAATTTGGTGTGCTGTCACATTATTACCTTCAGAGGTAGTTGAAGGTTGACGAGATGGACTATAATATAAACCAGTACCATTTGATTGTAACTTGTTTACAACATTACGTGACCAAGTAAATGGGTCTTCAATACCATTAATTTCCATCAAGATACCAAAGTTAGTCATATCGTTTCTATAACGCTCATCTTTTTTAGCATGGCCATTGTAACTGTGATCTCCATATGTTTCTTCTACAGCAACATAAGCAGCATTGTTATTTGTACAGAATGAACGTAACGAAACACCTTTATCGTCAAATTTTCTATATAACTTAAAGTCATATGAAATATCGATTAGTTTTTGGAAGTGTTTTTGTGGTGCTTCAAATCGAACTCCAATTTGTACTGATTTAGGTTCGTCTGGGAGTTCATATTGGTTGGCTAATTCTTGGGCGAAATCAATACCTGATTTTCCTACTGCAAAAATAAGTTCATCATATTTTAAAGATTTTAATTTACCTAATTTAATAGGCATATGAGAATATCCTAAAGTATTTTTTTCAAAATTAATATCAGTTACTTTAGTTTCCCATTTAAAGTTTACACCTTTAGACACTAAATAATCGTACCAATTTTTAGCAATTTCAGATAGGTAATCTGTACCAACGTGCCATACTGGGAATAAGCGTAAACCAAAATATGGTTTAATAAATTCAGGTTCTTCTTCAGGATTTGAACATTGTACTTCTTCTGGTTTAGGGTGGAAACGTTTGAAATTAGTGATAACTTGATCCATTAATTCCATTGCTTTTTCCTCACCACAATATTTTGATAATTGACCCCCAATTGCTGTATGATATGTTAATTTACCATCACTCCATCCTCCAGCACCTAGAAATCCTGTCATTACTTCTTCAGGTTTTCTATTGTATGGATCTTTACCCATATCGATTATGGTTATAAGTTCCCCAGGGTAACCGTTATCTACCAATTTAGTAGCTGCACTAATACCAGCAACTCCACTTCCTACAATTACAATTTTTTTATCGTATTTATTCATATCATTTATATTTCCATTTATATCCAAAAGCTGTTTTTTGTCTTCCCAATAT